AAGTACTGGTCATGCAAAAAGTGGTAGAAGGACAAATTGTTTTGAAACACGAAGAAATTGAGGATGAAATCCACATCATCCACAACAAGATCGGGATTATCGAAACAATCCTCGAGCGGTTGGAAAACAATCATCTTATGCATATCGAAAAAGATGTGGATAAGTTGACTGACTTTGTTAAAGAAGTTAATGGCCGACTTTGGGGTATTATGGCTATTGCTTTGGTTCAAATTTGTGGACTATCCGGGGCTTTATTCTTTATGGTTATGGACAAGTAGTGGCTATATCACGTTCAGCTATAAGCAAGCAGGTGACGACAGTGCCAAGTAAAAGTAAGACAAAGAAAGACGCGTGTTACACTAAGGTTAAGTCGCGTTACAAGGTTTGGCCCAGTGCGTATGCAAGTGGTGCCTTAGCAAAATGCAGAAAGGTTGGCGCGGCTAACTGGGGCAAGAAGACGAAGAAACTGTAATGGCTGTTCGCAAGACTGCAAAGGGCGCATCACTTCGTAAATGGTTCGGCCAGAACAAAGGAAAAGGCTGGGTCGATTGTAAAACCGGCAAGCCATGCGGGCGATCAGGTAGTAAGGACAAGCGAAAGAGCTATCCTGCCTGCCGTCCAACAAAGGCGCAGTGTAAAACTGCAGGGGCAAAAACAGCGATGAAGAAGAAAACTTCTTCTAAGCGTGTAAACTGGAAAGGGAAAAAGTCATGAATTGTGGTGGAAAGAAAAAAGGCTACAAAAATGGCGGCGCTATTTGCATGAAGTGTGGCGGAAAAGCTGGGTGCTCTTGCAACGCGCAAAAGTTTTCGTACGGCGGCTCGGTAATGCCTAACAAAAAACGGAAGTAAATAAATGGCAACTTCAGGTTCAAGAGATTTCGATCTTGATGTCGCGGACATCATTGAAGAAGCGTATGAGCGGTGCGGGTTAGAAGTCCGCACAGGCTACGACGCAAAGACCGCTCGTCGCTCATTGAATATCATGTTCTCCGAATGGGCAAACCGAGGCGTAAATCTCTGGACAGTAAAGCAAGCGACGCTTACTCTAATTTCTGGGACGGCAACGTACAACTCAGGAAATGGACTAGCGTCCCCGATGAGCGACATCCTGGAAGTTGCGTTACGCCGGAGTGGAACTGACTACGAAGTAGACCGTATAAGTCGTGGGGAATATTTAAATGTTCCTAATAAATCGACCACCGGGAGACCATCCCAATTCTACTTTAACCGTCAGACCAGCCCTGAGCTAGTTGTGTGGCCTACGCCTGAAAACAGCACCGACGAGTTAGTGTATTACTACATTACTCGGATTGAAGATGCTGACACATCACAAAACACGACAGACGTTCCTTACCGGTTCCTGCCTTGCATGATCGCCGGGTTAGCTTATTACTTGTCCATGAAGAAAGCACCAGAACGCGTGCAGCTATTGAAAGCTGTGTATGAAGAAGAGTTCCAGCGTGCGGCGGATGAAGATGAAGATCGTGTATCTTTAAAGCTACAACCAGACATTCAGTACATTAGGTTCTAAAAAGTGGCGCGTTATGCTTCTGGGAAATATGCATACGGAATATCGGACCGCTCAGGATTCCGGTATCGTTTGCGTGAGATGCGTAAAGAATGGAATGGTTTATTAGTAGGCCCTGATGAATACGAGGAAAAACATCCTCAACTAGAGGCTCCGAATGTTGGCGCAGATCCACAAGCATTGCGTGATCCACGTCCAGATCAATCTGAAGCACTTTCAGTGTATATTTATACAAACCAAGTTGGTCAGCCTATTGTAGGCCCAAGAGCTATTGGAAAAACAGGATCAGTGACGGTGACGACGACATGAGTTTTACATACGCGCAATTAAAACAAGCAATACAAGACTACACAGAGAATGACGAAACAACTTTTGTCACCAATCTTCCTGTTTTTATCCGTGCAGCGGAAGAGCGGATTCTTAAAAACACCCAGCTTACGCTGTTCCGCAAAAATGTCTCTGCTAGTTTTACTGCATCGAATGAGTATTTAGCTTCGCCAACAGACTTTCTTGCTCCATTTTCTTTGAGCTATACAGATGCGGATGGCGACAAAGAGTTTCTACTTTTTAAAGACGTAAACTTTATACAAGACTACAACCCTGACGCTACGGATACAGGTGCTCCGCGTTACTATGCTGTCTTTGATATTGATAACTTTATTATTGCTCCGACCCCTGATTCTAGCTATGAGGCCGAGCTACACTACTACTATCGACCAGCTAGCCTAACGGCAGGTGCAGAAGACGGAACAACGTGGCTGTCTGAAAATGCAACAATGGCGATGTTGTATGGTTCATTGATCGAAGCCTACACCTTTATGAAAGGCGAACAAGATCTCGTTACAAACTATAATCAACGCTTTGTTGAAGCACTTACGGGCATGAAGATGCTTGGCGAGGCAAAAGAAACTACGGACGAGTACCGCGCAGGTCGCGTAATACGACAAAAGCAATAACGAGGGTGAATAGTGTTTGATCTAAAGCTAGATGTTCCAAAAGAACCTTTTGTAGTACATACTACGGATAACAGAGGTCATACGCCTGAAGAGGTGGCTGAGTTCTGCGTAAATCGGTTAATTTCGATTGGGGATGATGCACATCCTGTTATACAAGCACAGGCTCGCGCTTACCGAGACCACATGCTTGCAGTTGTGACCCATTACATCAAAATGGGTATTGAGCAAAACCGTGCTACAATGAGTGCGGAACTTCGTAAGGCCGGGCAACATGAGCTGGCTGATCAACTGAGGAGAATATGATATGGCCTTTACTGGCAATTTCATGTGCACCAGCTTTAAGCAGGAATTACTGACTGGAACGCACGATTTTACAAACAGCACAGGCAACACTTTTAAGCTTGCTTTGTATGATAACAATGCGTCGTTCACTGCAGCGACCACTGCGTACACTGCAACAGATGAAGTTGGCGATTCTGGCTCATATGCAGCAGGCGGTGGAACGCTGACGAATGTCACACCAACAACGTCTGGAACCACTGCGTTGACTGATTTTGCTGATCTGTCGTTTACTTCTGCAACAATCACTGCTCGTGGTGCGTTGATTTACAACGACACAGCCGCTGGTGATCCGTCTGTAGTTGTTCTTGATTTTGGATCAGACAAAACATCCACTTCTGGAACATTTAGTATTATTTTCCCGACTGCGGACGCTTCAAACGCAATCATCCGGATTGCATAAGGAACCGTAGATGGCGAACATCACCGGTTGGGGTCGTGGAACCTGGAGCGAGGGCGCGTGGAACGAAGCTCTCCCCGTCGAACCTACCGGGCTGACCGCCACGGGGAATGTTGGTGATGTTACGGTTGAACTTGTTCAACCGGTCTCTGTCACAGGTGTGTCCTCCACAGGCGTTGTTGACTCTGTTTCTGTTGAAGAAGGCGTTGGTGTCTCAGTCACTGGTGTCTCTGCAACAGGTAACATTGGTAACGTCTTTACATTCAACAACGGCCTAGAAGCCACTGGTGGTATAGGCTCTGTCTCAATCACCGGCACATCCAGTCTTTCGTTAACAGGTGTTGCTGCCACTGGTGTGGTTGGCGATGGAACTCAGGTTGTTCAAGATCAGTCGGTTAATGTTACTGGTTTGTCTGCCACTGGTAACGTCGGTAACGTCTTTACATTCAACAACGGTCTAGAAGCCACAGGAGCTGTTGGCTCTGTTTCTGTTGAAGAAGGTGCGGGTGTTAGTGTTACTGGTGTCTCTGCTAATGCCACAGTTACAGGGTCGATAATTTTTACCGGTCTTGGCGACGCTCAAATATCTACTGCTCAATCCAAGTTTGGTGGAGCTAGTTTATTATTAGACGGAACTGGAGACAGCGTAGTATCTAACGATACTTATAACTTTGGCGGTGATCCATTTACCATTGAAATGTGGGTACGTCCCGCTAACGCTACGCAAGACGCAGTCTTTTTTGACAGCAGAGATTCTACCTCTAATGATTCAATAGCTCTCCGGCAATCGACTGATAATTTATTAGTTGTCCGTGGTAGTGGCACTTTATTCAACATTGATGGAGTCTTTGCGGCAGACACTTGGGTACATATTGCCGTTACTAGAGGTGATCCTTTTGGTAATACATACTCTGTTTTTGTTGACGGGGTAGAGCAAGACAGCACCTTATTCGGAGCAACCGCAACTGCAGCTAACTTACATATAGGTTCAGACTTCAATGGCTCTAACAATTGGGAGGGCTATATAGATGAACTTCGTGTTTCCGATGTAGACAGATACGAAGGGGAAGATTTTACTCCCGCAACATCAGAGTTTACAGCAGACGAAAACACTCCGGTGTTACTGCATTTTGATGGATCAAATGGATCGACAACTTTTACAAACAATGGTTTTGTATTAGCAGTAACAGTAACGGGCGACGCAAATGTCCCAGAAACGGGGCTATCTGCAACCGCTAGCGTTGGTACAGTTATCGCTAAAGCGGATGTCGAAATCAGTGTTACTGGTTTTTCTGTCACTGGTTCTGTCGGAGAAATTACTCACTCAGGCGACGCAAATGTCTTTCCTATAGGAATTACTGCGACAGGCACTATTGGAAACGTGACAGTTTGGGGTAGAATTGTGCCAGACCCCGGAACAACTTGGTCAGAAATTGCGGCATAGAGGATTGAACGATGCCTAGTACCTATACTACGAACCTTGGTATTGAAAAGATTGCTACTGGTGAGCAGTCTGGAACCTGGGGGACGACAACCAATACGAACCTTGATCTGGTCGATGAGGCAGTCAACGGGATTGTTACTGTCACCTTAGCTGGTGCAGGCAGTTCTGGTTCTCCAAATACATTGGCTATCAGCAACGGTGCATCGTCCGACGGTCGCAATAAGTACATCGAGTTTAACGATGGTGGTGACTTGGGTGGCACTGCGTATGTGCAGTTGACGCCAAATGACGCGGAAAAAATCGTTCACATCCGTAACAGCCTGTCGGCCAGCCGTTCAATCCTCATTTTCCAAGGCACATACAACGCATCCAACGACTTCGAGATTCCGAATGGTGCGGATGTTGTATTGAAGTTTGATGGCGCAGGAGCCGGTGCTGTTGTTTCTGACGTGTTCAATGATTTGAATGTCACGAAGTTGACTGCGGCCAGCCTTGCATCCAGCGGTAATATGACATTTGGCGACAACGACAAAGCCATCTTTGGCGCGGGGTCTGATTTAGAGATTTACCATGATGGTGGTACGGGCGAATCTTATATTACAGAGTCCGGCACAGCTAACTTTTTCATTCAAGGAACAAATCTTAGACTTCAAGACACGTCAGGTGCAAATTACCTTACAGCACAATCTGGTGGTGAACTATATTTGTATCACAATGGATTGGAAAAAGTCCAAGTTAATACCTCTGGCATAACCGTAACAGGCACAGTCACCGCTGACGGTGTATCTTTAGGTGACAGTGAGAAGATTCAGTTAGGTGACTCACTCGATCTTCAAATATGGCACGATGGGTCAGATAGCTTTGTAGATGATGCCGGAACAGGTAGTTTAAAGCTCCGTGGAAATAATTTAATCCTTCAAAAATACACTGGTGAAAACTACGTTTTTTGCGCGGCAGATGGTGCAACAACTGTTTACTACGACGACAATGCCAAATTTGCCACAACCACCAACGGTGTAGACATCACGGGCCGAGCAGAAGGGACCGTTACCGCAGATAACGACGGTGGCTTTAACCTGAATTCGTCAAACTACTTTACTTGTACGCCGTCTGCGTCACTTGATATTACGTTCACGAACGAGACAGCGGGTGTGGCTGGTGCGATCTTATTGGTCAACACCACACCACAGACCATTACTGTCGGTCCAGACGTGTTCTTGTCCGATGCAGACCTCACTGCGATCAATTCAGCGGGAACATATTTGCTCGGGTTCTACTGTCCAGACGGCACAAACGTCTATGTGTCAGCAACACCGGCTTTGACTGAGGGTTCATAATGTCCTTACTGGCAATACCAAGCGGTTCAAGTAGCAACGTCAGCGGGGGCTTCTATCCATACGCGATTGATGGGTCATTGCGATTTGAGGATGGCGGTAGTGCGTACTTAACAAGGACTAACGCAACAGCAGACGATGATGATGTGTGGACTTGGAGTGCTTGGGTTAAGCGTGGAAATTTAGGCATAACAACTGCTTTGTTTTCAGCAGGGTCATATCCTTCACCTTATGAAACTATTTATTTTACATCAGGAGATATTGTTGAATGGCGAAACGATGGTGGTGGCGTCGGTCATGGAGTCGTTCAAACAACTGGAGTTTTGCGTGACCCATCAGCTTGGTATCATATTGTTGTCGCTCGCAATGTTGGCACCGTTACAATTTATGTAAACGGCGAAGATCGGTCAACTACTGTCGCATCAATAACTGCATCAACAAGAACACTGAATGATTCTGGCGCATTACAACGATTAGGGGCATCAGAACGAAACAGGTATCCATTTGATGGCTACATGGCAGAGGTCAACTTTGTAGACGGTCAAGCTCTTACTGCATCTTCATTCGGTGAAACTTTATCAGGTGTCTGGGTTCCAAAGGCGTACTCAGGTAGCTACGGTACAAATGGGTTTTATCTTGATCTTGTCTCTTCAAATTGGTCTAACCCAAATGTTTTAGATAGCTCTGGCAACAGCAATAATTGGGCGGCAAGTGGGGGCATTGACTCACACGATTTCGTACTTGACAGCCCAACCAACAATTCCGCCACATGGAATGTCGTTAATACCAGTGGAACGCTGTCTCAAGGTAATCTTCAAGCCTCAATAACAGACAACAGAGGTACATTGGCTACATTCTCAATGCCTGAAGGTAAGTGGTATTGGGAAGTGATGTACAAAAGCGGAAATAGTCACATCTCCATAGCTAGTGATGCCACTCCAGTTCTAACTCAGAGCATCAATAGCACGTCAACTAAATCCGGAACATATTATTACGATGGTCGGTATTACAAAAATGGGGTTCAACAGGGTACTGCTGCATCCCTTGGCACTGACGACATTCTTGCGATGACCTATGACTCAAGCACTCGTCAATGGACTACATACAAAAACAATTCATCTACTTCTCAGTTTACGCTGACATTGGATGCGCTAACTGACAGTTATGCTCCTGCGCTTGGCTCTGGCGGCACACCATCAGTCATTGGTAACTTTGGACAAGATTCGACGTTTGCAGGAAGCACCACAGCAGGAGGTAACACGGATGAGAATGGCTACGGTGACTTCAAGTACCCTGTACCATCATCATTCTTGGCCTTATGTACAGCCAACCTCACTGTTGCAGAAGGTGTAGACCCTGCGGAAGGCAATAGTCCACAGGATTACTTTAATACGGTGTTGTGGACAGGTGATGGCACAAGTCCACGAAACATTACAACTGTTGGTTTTGAGCCATCGTTAGTTTGGTGGAAAACACGAAATCAATCTTATGACCATCGTTTGTACGATCAAGTTCGTGGCACTGGTAAACGCCTCGGTTCAAACAGCACAGCCGCAGAAACTACTACAACAGAACTAACCGCATTTAACTCAGATGGCTTTACATTAGGCAACGGTGCGGCTTCAGCGGGTAATGGTTCAGGGGAAACAATGGTTGCTTGGAACTGGAAAGCCAATGGGGCAGGATCGGCCAACAGCGAAGGTTCGATTACAACAACAAGCACCAGCGCGAATACGACAAGCGGATTCAGCATTATTAAATGGACTGGAGACGGCACGATTGGACACGGGCTTGATGAAACTCCAGAAATGTTCATAGTGAAAGACCTGACTGCCGCGAGTAGTTGGTGGGTATGGCATAAAGATTATGACAATACCTCTGCGGGATATATGCAGTTAAATGACAGTGGTAATGCAGAAAGAAGTAATACATCGGTATGGCGTAATGCATACCCTGCAACAGCGACTACCATTGATGTAAACACAGCTTACTTAAATTACTCGACAGACAATTATTTAGCTTTATGTTTTCATTCAGTCGATGGATTCTCAAAGTTTGGCTCATACATTGGCAATGGCGGTGGTGGCGGTACATCAGGATTTGATGGGCCATTCGTGTATACAGGGTTTCGTCCATCATTCGTGCTAGTGCGAAATATTGATAACGGTTGGAACTGGATTATTTGGGATTCTAAGCGAGACACATACAACCAAGTTAATGGTGTGCTTCAGCCTAATAACTCAAACGTTGAGTATGACGTTGGTGGTTACATGTCTGTCGATTTCTTATCAAATGGTTTTAAAATTCGTTCCGACGATGCTCAAGAAAACGGCAACGGGAACAAGCACATCTACATGGCCTTTGCCGAAAACCCATTTAAATACGCCAACGCTCGATAGGAGATACTAAAATGGCTTGGTATTATCAAGACAAACTGATGAGAGCTGGTCGAGTGTGGACCGACTCAGAAGGACGGAAGTATCCACCACAGTGGTACGGACGTTCGACAGACGCAGAAAAAGAAGCGAAGGGCTGGACGTGGGTTGATGATCCTGCACCATTTGACTCACGCTTTTATTGGGGGCGTGATGCAGACGGTGACCTGATTGAAAAGAACATTAACGATGTCAACGAGGTGTGGTCTCAAGATCAAATTGATACTGGTTCAGCACCTGAAGGCACATCGGCAGGCGATCCGATGCTTGATAGTGATGGAAACCAGATTATCACCCGTGGTCTCAAGTGGAATGCTGTTCAGTTAATTAAGCAACAGGCCAATGGCAAGCTGGCCTCAAGCGACTGGAAAGTAGTCAAAGCGGCTGAAGTTGCTGACTACACTGTCGATGCTGAAACACTGACGTATCGTGCGGCAGTGCGTACAGCGAGCAACACGATTGAAACGGCGATCAACGCTTGCACTACGCTTGAACAATTTATGGCACTATATGTAACACCGACGGACGAAAACGACGTCCCTACAGGTAACGCTCCGATTAACGATTGGCCGGAGGAGTAATTTGTGCCTCTCACCAAGCTCCAATTCAAGCCCGGTATTGTACGGGAGACGACTTCGTACACGAATGAAGGGGGTTGGTACGACTGCGATAAGGTCCGGTTTCGTTATGGCATGCCAGAAAAAATCGGAGGCTGGGAGAAAAACTCAAGCCTGACCTATCTAGGCAGTGCCCGTTCTTTACACCCGTGGACCGCGCTTGATGGTACGAAGTACATTGGCGTCGGCACAAACCTCAAGTTTTATGTTGAATCCGGTGGCGGTTATAACGACATTACACCGCTTCGTACAACAACGGCTGCTGGCGATGTCACCTTTGCGGCAGTAGACGGTTCAACAACAATTACTGTCAGCGACACAGCACACGGCGCGGTCGAAGGCGATTTCGTTACTTTTTCTGATGCCGTCAGTCTTGGCGGTCAAATCACTGCAGATGTCCTGAATCAGGAATATCAAATCACCACAGTCATTGATGATGACTCGTACACCATTACGTCTGCCGTTGCCGCCGACAGCTCTGACACAGGAAACGGTGGTAGTAACACCATCGGTGCGTATCAGATCAACATCG